GTAGTTTTATTCACGGTGCAGTGTCTATGGGAATAGAGCCTATCAAGTCTAACTACTTTGTAAAAGATCTTGCTAAGTCTAAGACTGTATATAAAAATCCTTATTTAGAGAGTGAGCTTGAAAAGTATGGGTTAAATACAGATAAAACTTGGAAGTCTATTCTAAGTAAAGATGGTAGTGTTCAACACTTAGACTTTCCTACTAAAGTGGTGTTTAAATCTTTTGTTGAGATCTCACCTAAAGAGATTGTTTTGCAAGCAGCTCAAAGACAAAAATATATTGATCAATCGCAGTCACTTAACTTAATGATTGATCCATCTGTGTCTGCTAAGCAAATTAATCAGTTATATTTATATGCTTGGGAAGAAGGTGTAAAAACTTTGTATTATCAATTTAGCAAAAGTAGTGCTCAGGATTTTGCAAGAAACATTCTTGAGTGTGCTAGTTGTGAAGGTTAAATTATTTTCTTAAACCTTTGTGGTTATCTATAGCGTCTAGGATTTTATTTAGTTCTGCTGTTTTAATTAAACCTGCCATAGATGCATTCTTTAGTGCGCTAATTAATTGTAGAATCATAAACGGTACAACAACAACCTCGGATAGCCAACCTGTTCCTGAAAATCCTTTTTCAACCATAAGGAGAACGGTTAGGATGGCTATCCACACAAAGGTGTTTCTTGTTATCCTTAGTGCTTTATAGGTTTTAAAACCTTCTCTTTTTATGCCTGCCCAAATTCCAAATATACCGTCTAACCATAATACAGAACAAACAGCTAAGTACTGTTCCATATTTTCCATAGATAAATTAAGAAAGTATGTACATAAATATGTACAAAAAGCTGTTATCCCCACTATAATTATTTTAGTTGTCATGTTAATACTTATTCATTTATACAGCTCTCAATTTCTTTTACTTTTAATTTTAATATATCAATATCATTAACTGCTTTTTCTTGGTACTTTTCTAAATATAACAATCTCATATTCTGTTCAGCGTCATCAGGTAAAGAGCCTAGTTCACCTCTTGGCCACTTTACTCTAAACTCAGAGTTCATTTCAAGTTCAGATTCCATTCTCATTAGATTAATTTCTAACTGTTGAATCTGCGCTACTAGTGTAAAATAAACACCTGCTATAGATAATAAACCAAAACAAATAGCAACAATGGTTTTTACATTTACATTTAAACGTGTATCTTCAGATAACTCTTTCATAGTAGATCATAGGGTTTATACTATAATATACTAAAACTTATTGTCACAACTTTGTTTTATCTCTGCAAATTTGTCTTATTTAATAAAATAGTCGTTCATTTTTAAATAAGCATCATACTTTTGTATAGAGTATAGGATAGGAATTACGTCCTTCCAATTTTTATAAACTTTAAGTTGACCTTTTCTAGGCTTTTGTTGATATACAAAACTAGAGTTAGTTTTAAACTCCTCATCACTGTAGTATAAATACGCCATTGGTGTTGTTATACTTAATGATAATGCTTCACCTAATTCACCCATAGTTCGTGTTGCCGCTATTGGTGATTTAAACATTTGATATTGCTGTGTTAAACCAGCAGGTAATGGTGTAAACATTACAAGTTCTTTATAAGTTCTATCTGCTTGATATCTCAGTATGTTCTTGAACCTTTTAGTTGTTTCACTATCATCATCTTCACCAGCCAGTAAACTTGATAATACTTGAGATAAAGCAAATGTAGATAACATTATACCTATCTCACCCATAGTTCTATAAAAACCGTATAATTTATTTTTAGCTCTTTGATCTAAATTACCGCCTTCACCTGTATAGCCATAAGCTTCTAAGAAACCTTTATCATATTTAGAAAATTCTTTATTGCCTTTTACTAACTCACCTTTAACATAGTTTAAAAACTTAAATGCAGATATGTATCTTCCTTCCATCCAACCTAAGTTCTGATCAAAGTATTCTCTCTGGTATCTTGCTCTAATTGCTGGAGCAACCCATTTATGAAACTGAAAAGCTAGTTTACCTATAGTAGTGCTTTGCATGACTACTCTATCTTCCTTAGCATAGTTACCGTGTATTTGTTTATTTACTTCTCTGATTTCATTTCTTATTTCATACCTGAACTCATCTGTATAAGGTGTTTCTTGACCATTTCTCTTTATAACAGTGTCAAACCCTTCTTTTACTTTATTTGTGTGTGTTTTAGAATCATACACAAAAGCATCATACAAAGATAGTGTTTCCCCTGTATCACTATTTTTAAGTTGAGTATCCATTAAAATTGCCATACCAACTTTAGTCTGAACATTATATTCTGCAGCATCTTGAAGTACATACCCCCATTCAGTGGCTTTATCAAACCAGCTTTTTCCCGCACTTGTATCTGATGTTTGTTCACGTAGATCTGACATGCTATCCATCATTCTAAACATATCAACAAATGCTTCATATTTACTATTTGGTTTTTGCGCATCATACGTTGAATTCTTTAAACCAGGAACTAAACCAAAAGTTAACACATCGCCTAAATCACCAACAACATATGAAGATCTCTGAACTAAATCGGGAACTGCTCTTTTATTAAATTCCCAAGTTGCTCTTCTATATGCTTTTTTGCTAAAAAATCTTGAGCCAAGCATTTCTATATTGTTATTAATCCTACCGATGACATAGTTATTAAAGTTACCAAATGGGTTAAATGCTACATAAGATAATGAAGATAACTGAATTAATCCATCTGATATTTTATCTACTGCGCCTTTACTCATGGTGTCTTCTTCATAGTATGTCATAGACATCCATTTCTTTGCTTTCCTTAATATATTAGAATCAGCACCTTTTATTATACCTCTTTTTTGAAAAGCGCCATCTACTCTTGTACCTGTTGTTATTGCGGGGTCAGCAGGTTGATATTCTCTTTTTTCAATTACATTTATAAAAGCAAGAAGAGTATCTTCAATAGTACCCATAACTTCATAGTTTTCCGCCATAGCACTAAACTTCATTAATGATTCACCAAGATCCCTGCTAATTTCATTTGTTGTTGGTTGAGCAAGTAATTTTGACTCTTTACCTCTTAATTCAGCAAGATCTTTAGAATAAGCTGATGGTCCAATTAAACCTTTCTTTTTCTTATCATTTAAAGTTGTTATTTGCTTTTGTATATCTTCTAGCTCACCTTCAAGTCTTGGTCTACCAACATAATAAATAGGTAATGAACTTATAAGATTTCCATTTTCATCAGTTACTATACCGCGTTGCTGGGAAGTTGTTTGAAATATTTTCCAAGCATCATTTCCAATTGTTTTTGCATATGCTCTTGTAAAGAAACTAGGACGTTTCTTAAGATCTTCTATAAAATTGTTCTTGACTAAAGGAGTTCTACCCATCATTTGTGTCATGATACCGACTGGTAACTTCTTTAATAGATCATTTTCATATACATCTATGTACATTTCATAAAATTCTTTTTGTGCTTGCCCTAACGCATCTGTAGGATCCATTATAGATCTATATTTAGCACTAGCCATATCTCTACCATCAGCGGTTTCTAAAAGTACTTCACGGTACTGTTCTTTTACAGCTCTAAATGTTTGTCCACGCACAACCACACCAGTTGGGTCACCTAATGAGTTACGTTGTGCTTTAGTATAGTCAATTGTATCATAATATTTTGCTTCATATATTGAATACTCTTTATCTGAAATAGTTCTTGAATTCTTTCTTCTCCAAGTTCCGTATGGATTATTTTCTGAACCTGGTGTCCAATATTCATACTTTTTTCTTTCTTCTAGAAATTCAGGAGTGTATCTATGAAACATTCCATCAACTAAATTACCACTCTCATCTTTTACTTCTGCTGCAAAAAACTGACTAAACGCTCTCTTATCATTTGCCAACTTTATATTATAATCAATATCTTCTTGTGATGCTGAATCTAAATCAGTAATATCATTATAAAGATAAGGATGACCTTCATTATCATAAAGTACACTGCGCAATTCATCTTGTAGATCATAATATTGTTGCCCAATAGGTTTAACATATCTACCATCAGACTCATGCATAAAATCATAAATCTTCTGTGTATCATTTGTAGGTGAAAGTTTAAGAAGTTTATTAGATTTTTGTCTTAAAATTTCATTTCTTGCGCCTATGTTATCTAACAATCTTTGTTTTTTAGCTTTAAACATTTTATCCATCACCGCAAGTAAAACTTTTGGAGATGTTGCCATATCTCTAGTTTGTAAATCAACTGTATCAATATCTTTAACACCAGTGCCTTCTATTAAATCTATGAGATCCTGCTCACTAAATGCACTACCCGTCCCGCCATAATCATTATTAGCTTTTAATCTTACGGTCTCAGTAACAAAATTAGAAACTGCTTCATTAATAATACCTGCACCATCTGTTTGACTTCCTGCTAGTTTATTCAAAGAAAGTTGCAGTGATAACAATAAAGATCTTTGAGTTGCATTTAATTCACCTGATTCTTCAATAGAATATAAGCCTTCAAATGTTTTAATAAATCTGTCAAAGTTATTTACATAAGTAATAAACTCTGGTTTAGCAAAGTTTTCAGGATTTTCAACATATTCTGTAAATGCTTTAATTTGTTTAAGAGCATCTCTTAATAATGCTGAATAAGCTTGAGATTGAGATACAGGTCCTTCTGCAATAGCAATACCTATATATGCAAGATGACTTGCAATATCTTCTTTCATGTCTTTTTCACTTCTATCCATAAAAACACTACTTCTTACAGAATCAAGCGCATCCCTTTTTTTAATTAAACCAATCCTATAAGTTTCTAGAGCACCAAGTATAGTATTATATTCAGGATAATCATTTATATCTATATCATCTGCTACTTCCTCATCTCTTTTAAATTGATCTTCTGGAACAAATGGTGCGTTATACTGATCTGCAACGGCCTCTTCAAGCTTTTTTGTTTTGTTTGCAGAATCCAATGACTCAGGAACAATCATGTTTACCATATCTAAATTCTGGCTAGGTGGATGATCCACAACACCATCTGCTTGAATCTTACCACCAAACTTTTGATCTTTACCTTTACCGGTTATATCTGCTACAAAGTGTATGGTTGCAGCTGCATAATCACCTTCATATACTTGATACCCCATATTTTCAGCCATTCTTCTATAGATATTAACTTGTAAATTATGTTGTTCTCTAGTAGATAATGATTGAACTCCTTTTTGATATAGTAAACTTTCAGGACTTAAATCCCAAGATTTATCATATTTTTTAAGTGTTAATGACCCACCTTTGGTTGGTCTAAAGTATTTAGATTGAATTGAATTTTTACTTGTTTTTAAATCTAGTATTCTAATTTTACCATTTTTATCTATAATCATCAAATCAACTGTACCTGCTGTTTTAGTGGCATCATCAAAAAGAACTACTTGAGATAATGCTATTGAATCTTCAGGCATCAAAAATTTTAAACTTGATTCTAATTGATTATATACTTGATTGGCAATTTCAGGTGTAAGTAAACTTAAACTTACAGTATCCAAAGCTTCTCCGGCAATGATAGCATCTAGTAAAGCATCTACATCATTTCCCAAGTCAAGATTTAATTGTACATCTTCTTGATTTTTTAGTTTACCCTTTATAGCCGTGGTAACAGAAGTGTATTGTTCACCAGTATTTATATTATAATATGTATGATCTTTTTCATTAAGAATAACAATTGATCCATCAGAAGTATCTTTTAGATTTACTGATAAAAAATCAACATCTGTTTCTGTTGTTTGTGCAACATGAAACATTTTATCTAATATTATTTTTTGTACACCGTTTGCTGAATTCCTTTGGATATCTAAAGCTTTTTGTTTTTGAGGTGAAAGATTATATCTAATTTTACCGTTTACTCTTTTTTCAAGTTTAAACTGGATGCCTTCTGTATTTAAAAGTTTAGCAATATCAGTAAAGTTTGTATCTGAATTTATTGCAGATACCGGTACTGATCTTCCTGTAAGATACTCATTTAAGTTGTTTATGACATTCATAAACCACTCTAATGCATCTTGTATTAAATTTGAAAATCTACTTGTTGGTGTAGTTTCAAATTCTTCTCTAAAATGTCTGGCTAGTGCTTGTGTAACTATCTCTAAGTTTCTGTCGGTTTCACTAAAACGTCTTTCTTTATTATATGAATCAGTAATTTCCTGAACCATCTCTGGAAAATTAATCCTTGCTTCAGCTAATAAATTATCAAATAAAGTTTGATTATCTACTTTAATTGCATCAATAAATGGGTGCAACATTTCTTCTATTGCAACTTCATTGGTCACTCTTCCTTTTATTAAATAGGCTACCCCATCTACATAAAAAGATCTAACTTTATCAAAAGGAACATTACTTTTTTTCCATGATGGCATTTCATTATACATGGCTTCTGCATCAGAAACAGATAACATTTGAACATTTATTTGAGGGAACATTCTTTTAAGATGCATTACTACCGCTCTTGCTCTAGGTGTATCCCAAGCTCTTGATGATTCAATCATATCTTTTGTTGTAAACAGATCTTCATTTACAACTATTCTGTATGATTCAGCCGTCCTTTCAATACTTACTCTATTTTCCGGAATATTATTTATAGAAAGGTATCTTTTAAGTCTTTTTAAATTGCTATTCAAATAAAACTCATCATATTTTTGAGTATTAGGATTTGAATTATTTAAATAAAATTTATTTTGAAAACTGTGACCTATCTTCTCACGTCTTAAATTATTTAATAAACTTTCTGAAAAATTTCTTTGTTTTAGAGAAAACAATAATTTTTGATTACTCACAAAATCAGCTGCCTCAATCACAGTAGGAAAAGTATCTACGTTGTTAAGATCTTGCCACTGATTAATAACATTGTTTGTAGCAATTTCTGTTTTGTATACATTCTGCAATACTTTATATTCTGCAGTATTTTTATTAGGACATCTAGCCATGACTTATAAGTTACATTTTTTAATTTGATCTATAAAACTCTCCTCGCTTTCATAAATTCCATTGTTGTATTCAGCAATGAAGTCTTCCAAAGATAAGATATTATTTTCTCTCAAAGATGCCATTGCTTCTTTATTTCCTTGTATGTTAGCATCCCAGAAATTAGTAATAGTTGTGAATTGTTCATCTAGTTCCATTTCAAAATCTAAAGTTAATTGGCTTTCCAGCTCATCCGCTTCAGGTAATGATGTATCTACATTATCAATAATGTTTGCTTCAAGCTCGCTCTGATCTTGTGCATCTTGGTTTAACCCAAGTTGCTCTAATAGTAATTCTGTATCAGCAAGATTAGTCATAGCCGCTTCAGGATCAAGTTGTACTTCAATACTATTTTCAGTTGCTTCAATATTTACATTATCAGCTTTTAGTATTTCCTGTTGTATTGCAAAAGCATCATCTATTGCTGGTGAAAAATCTGACGGATCTTGTGCTTGTCTACCACTTTTAGCATTTACAAAAGCTCTCAGTTCTTTATAAGTAGGTCTAGGTCCAAACATAAAACCAATATGTGTTTGTTGATTGGAACCATACGGATCTATTTCTTTATATGTTTTAGATTCTGAATCTAACTTATATGTTTTGATATTACCTAGTACATCAGAAATCCTAACATAATTTGGTGTAACATCTCTGCTCAAGCCAATTGCATCCCAATTTACTGTTACTTCATTATCTTTTACTTGAACACCTTTTCGCAAACTTCCCGTTGTTGAAGACCTTTCAAAAGTCCAAAGCTTTGATCCATTAATGTTAGATTCAAGAAAGCCTTCTGTAAATTCTTTTGTTAACTGCTCTTGGGATAATCCAAACGCAGATTCAAAAGAAATATCCCCTCTCACTGCTTGTTCAACAGTATTAATATGAGATAAAAATTTATTTATTGTAAATGGAGCAATTGCTTCTAATAAACTACCATATCTTAATTGTAGTCCATCTTTAACCATTATATAGTTAATTATTGTCTGAGCTTGATTTTTAGTATCAAGAGAACCATATAGTTGTGCAAAACTATTTTGTAAATCTACTTTTTGTGGGGCAGATAAATTCCTAAATGTATTTGCCATTGCTATATTAAGACCTGAATTATTTCCTACATCAGATGCTGACTCTGGTATAACAAAATTATCAATAAAGAAATTTGATTCATTCTTTGATTCTAATACTTCTTTTATTTCATTTATCACATCAACAATAGATCTATCCGAATTAGGGTATATTAAATCATTACTTAATACCTTTTCGTTAAGAGTCCCGTTTTGTAAAAGATTATGCTGATAACCTTTTATATTTAAATAAGATAAAAGATCTAATGCAATATTTTGTACATCTTCTGTTTTTAATGTTGTAGCTCTTGTGTCTATATTATCAACCACATTATTTAATATATCTTGAAAAACAGGTGAACTACTTAAGAATGTTGCAGGTAATAATTTATCAGTAAGCTCTTTAAACAACTTTAAATAAGTACTATTCCATGTGTCACTATTATAAATCTTGTTTAAATCTAATAGGGCATCTTCAGAAAGTAATTCTTCTATATCTTTTTTCTTATCTAATACAGTTGCAATATCTTTACCAAGTCCTTTGGAAAGGCTTGTTGGTGAACTCATTTTATCTGTAAAAGTTTTTAAATTTATTAATTCTTGAAACTTTGATAGTATACTTACAGTTTCTTGATCATTTTGTGTAATCGGATTATTAATACTGTTAAGTAATAATTTTTCATTTACATTTAATGATGCTTTAGCACCTGCTTCAACTAATTCATCTATTTTGTTTTCTACTAATTTTTCAATACCCGGATCAAACTTTTCTTTTTTATTTAACGCTTGAGAATACAAATCTTGTATAACCGGATTGTTTATTAATAAGATAGATGTTCTGATAGGTATACTTAATGAAGTCATCATTGATACTAAACCTAATGCATGTCTATTTAAACCTAGCTTAGAAAACAAACGCTCCTTGGCATTATCTGTAGCCATGGTAATAAGAGAGGATATAGTATCTTGCTTTCTTTGATCACCCTCGTTTTTTTTCTCTGTAGTATATCTAAATGAATCGTATGTTACACCATCTATACTAATTGGAGTTTTCAAGTCAATAGCATATTCAGTTAGTAAACTAAGATATAAATTTGGTAATACAGCAGCTCCAATAGATGCTCCTTTATTTGCTTTAAAGGCAAGTATCTTACCAACCAAATCATCCACATCATTATTTTCTTCTAACATTCTATTCTTAAAGACATCAGAATTTTCCGCCAGTGTTGCCAATGTACTTTCAAGTATATCTAAAGCAGCAGGAGAATAGGAAATAGGATTTTCACCGGATGCTACACTATCATTTCCAAGTAATGCATATTTATAATCTAGTATTTTATTATTTAAAGGAGCAGCATAAGGTTCACCAAATTTTTCCACGTAATCACCGTACTGTTTTTCAGTAATAGGTAAACCTAATATTTGTAATGCTTTTAAACTTTTTTCAGCCAATCCAGCATCTGTAACAATATTTAAAGTGCTAAGTAATTTATAAAACTTTTCTGCTTCTAATTCTGTTGCACTATTTTCTAATTTTGCCGCATCTAAGTTTTCATCATATGTTAAAAAAGCTTCAGAATATATTGTTCCAGACTTACTTACATTAGTATTTACATATCTAATATAATCTGAGTAGTTTTCTTCAACTGTATTTTTATTACCATACTCAAAAAATTCTCCATCTTTTACATAAAAATCCTTAAACTGCACAAAAAGTTTATCAATATCAAAATCCGCACCAGATACCTCAACCAACTCTCTGGCAAACATTGCTGATGAACCATAATACACTGGCATAAAATCCACCCATTTAATATTCATTGCTGAATGATTATCTTGAGATGGTATTCTTACAGCAAACATTTTTGATATTACTTCAGGCATAGTTGCTGAAGGTGTATTTTCAATTAAATCCATTACAGATTTATGATGTGCTGGCATTATCATCTCAGTATATCTTTGACCTGTTGGTTGACCATTAGAGTCATATTCCATTACACCATGTCTCAATCTATCTAATACAACAACTCCTTCTGACCCTATATCTTCTTGCGTTAATGAATCAATATTAAGTAAATCATTTTCATTTCCTTGCCAAGCAGCTCTTCTTATAATTTCAGATCTAATTGGTACACCGTCTTTAATTTCAAATACTCTTCTATAAACTTTGTTTCCAAAGTCTGATACTAATGTAAGACCTAAACCAGGTGTTCTTTCTGAAAATACACCTTTACTGAAGTAACTTAAAAATAATTGCTCAAATTTTCTTACCGTAAT